CTGTTCGTCGGTGGTATTGAGTTTTAAGGCGATTGTCCTTTTCACTTGACTATGATACCACACTTGCTATACAATGTCAACAGCAATATGACAGGTTTTGTCTAAACGCGGTGGGCGCATTCCTCCCCTCCCCTAAAGGGAACGGGCTTCCTGCGCTCACTAAACACGAAAGAGGTTTTATGTGATTAGGAACATAATATTGACGCTACCGCCGGATGGTATTGTGATATAGGAAGAATATAACATCTGTACAAAATTAACAGATCCCGAACTGTTTTGTAGTCCTATTTGGTCAATTCGCCCACTAGGGTCACCAGTAGGGTTACCATATAATAATGCACTGCTGCCTATATCACTATAATTAATCGTAAACACAATTGGTATGCGCCCTAAACTATCACGCGAACCAACATGTATCACGTTCGGTATATCAATATTTACGCCATTGTGCATTACTAACAGTGCGTTTGTTAATAACGATGTGTCAATAGATGTCGGTTCAAACAATATCGTACACATGTCCGCTTCCATGTGACAAGGCTTAATGGTGTTGACAATGGACAAGACTTCATTTTCTAACGCCGATGTATTTGTAGGAGAAGGAACAAATCCTACGAAAATCTGAAAGCCCGAGGTAATGAATGGGAGATTAACAGCAAAGGAAGGTGAAGGCCATTGTCCTAAAAACCAACCATGCGTACCATCTATTAAAGCACCATCATCACCTAAAACAGCGTCTAACCTATAATTGTAGCCATTCGCGTCGTTAATGAGTACAACAGCGTTACCGACACCCACCATGTTTTCAATGAGTTGTTGTAGGTACTGTAAGGTATACGGTAGTACTTGGGCATAACGTCCAAGTACACGGTCACGACGAAACTGAATAGACTCTACAGAAGAATTTGTGCTTGCGTTAATGCCGAACAATAATTCGTGTTGAATTAACGTCGGAATGTCGCATGTTTGGATGTAATTATTCGCAGCAAGTTGTGACAGGTCGGAATTTAGTTGACTAAAATTAGTTTGTTCAGCCGCAAGCAAAGCGTTATAGTCTTGTATCGGTTGAAAGTAATCCGGGAGGTAAGGAGCTAACGCGGGTAATTGCATCGACAGTATCGGTATCTTACGCCAATACGCAACAGGGTCAGACGCCTTTAACGGTACTGTCCATACCAGCATATCACCAATATTAACACTAATACCGGAATCGCTTAAGTATACCGTGCCAACAATAGACGAACAAACATAGTCACCACCGTTCACTGGTATTGATGTAACTGGCGCAACAGCATAGTTAACCCCGTCGTATGTACCTAAATAAGCCATTATTTATCCCCAACTCGGAGTGAGACTGCCAAAGCTAGGAATTTGCTGTAAATTCGACGACTCTGTACCACTCTCAATGAGTATAATGTCAGGTTGCACGACAAATGCATATCGAGTTCCGCTTACCGTTTTATTTAACACAGCACCAGTACTGTACCCAGAAGACGCAACCCAAGTGCTTTCACTATTAGCTGTAGCTCCCATATTTTTCCATGTTAAGTTGTAATCATTAACATTACCACTATCAGGCCACGTAGGTTCTGTCGCACCAGAAATCCCACCAGTAATCTCTAAATCTGTCACGTTACTAACCACTGGACTACTATCTATCATAGCTGTGATAATTTTAGCGGCGATAACCGTTAATGAGTATGATGTAATAACATAAGTTTTTGATGTACCCCATTGCGTGGACAAACTCGCTAGATAATTCTGAATAGCGGTTGTACATGCAGTAGTCGCAGATACGTGGTCACTAGAAGTGATGGTCGCCGCAAATGCCAATGATAACGGTGTAGCTGTCGTAATGGTAACAGACGCACCAATAGGCGCCATTCCTAAACCAGTACCAGTTACACCAGGGTCAATAGCTGCCTGTATCCATGCGAGATCCGGGGCTTTATCTCCTATCAAAGGTAAGAAGGTATCATCTACTACAGAAATTAATACCGTACCACCTTGATTCCATGTCGGATATATCTGTACAGCGCCTATACCTGTCAAGAAGTTTAAGACAGTAGGATTAGACAAGTTACCCGACATACTCACAACAGGGTTCACACCAAGCAACACTAACGCATAATCAGCAAAATTCCCACCAAACGGAGTAAAGTTTACCTTAACGAGATAACGATCACATAGCGAAGCATCCGTTTCAGTATCCGTTCCACCAGACAGCCAGCCCGAGATAGTAGCGCCCGTTAATCCGGCGACACTTGACAACGGACTCACGTTACCCGAGGTATTTGCGGTAAGAGAACCAACACTTCCCGCAGTCTCACACGTCGCGGTATACGGATAGCTATAAATTGACGCTTGATAGTCATATCCAACAGAAGCAACGCTAATAACAGCACCAGTAGTATATGGATTATTAGTCACCCAGTCAGCCGAAGGGGTTCCTACAGTCAACGCTTGACAAGTCCATAGAATGTTATTATCCACAACTGTAGCACCTACCCCTGTAGGCCACGCTACGCTAGCACCGCTAACCGGAGATAAAGGTGTAGTTAAATCAAAGACCACGCTATTCGCGCCGGTATTCGTAGCAAAACGTACAGGAGGGTCAGTAATTAGACTGCTAGGAGTAAAAGGCACTGTCGTGGTAGTGATAGATATGGTACTTACCGCAGGTGTTGCCGCTAGCCGTGTTAGTCCAACTTCTTGCGCCCGCATATCCAACTGTGAACCGACAGCAGACGTAACAAACGACCCTGTTTCAATCGCCTGCATGTCAATGTATGCACCAGCTAACACTTGGCTTTCCGGGCCTATAGCAGTTTGTATTAACGAACCTTCACGGGTGTCAATGTTCGGATTAGACGCAGCTACAGCGGCTAGTTGGGCTTGCTGGATAAGTGAAGGGGTTTTCGTGCTGTAGTCTATTATTGACATTGATTCACCTATGGCAAAGAAGGAATACCTAACAAAAAAAGCCCGTTAGCTTTAACCAACGGGCTTACATTAACAACGCTATTATTGTATCACAAGAAAGCTATACTTATGTGCATAGCTATAGGATACTAGGGGTAGGGAATGGGTACTATTGATTCACCTGCACCGATTGGTTAATATTTCCATATATGGTCGATACCGTGAAAGTAACCAATATAGAGTCACCGTTCACCGCAAACGTGTAGTTACTTACCCCTAACACGCGGTCGTCTACGGATAAAGCCTCTTGTATAAGATTAGGCAATAGAGCCTCTACAACCAGACTACCGTTGCCTAAAACAGACGATAACTCTGACCCGAAGTTAGGTGAATAGATTAACCATTGATACCGAGCAACGTTTAACATGATACCGATTGCCTGTACCATCGCCTGTTCGCCGTCTATCATGCTAGATATTCTGTTGTTTATAAAGTCAATACCAAAAGTTGACGTGGAAACGGATTCTTCCGTAACAACCGTTGACGTATTTACAATAGGTAACGTAGGCAACAGTCCGCCCATAACAAACCTCTTTAGCTCGCAGGAACTATTCTTGATAACACAATAAACTGTTGCCCGCCGACAATCCGCAATAAGGCAACCTTGTCACCTATCGCCAGTGGAGGATTTATCACACCACTACTCTGGTATGCGCTTCCTTGACCGTACAGGGGCGTAGGGGACGCACTAACCGGATGACCCGACAATGTGCCACTATCGGTATTTGTCGTGTCTGGGGAGACTGATCCTGTATGGGTATGACCGTTTAATGTGTGTGTATGCGACAAGTCAATGTGGCGACCTACCACGGCTTCAGTTAGCCATAATGAAGACGCTGGCAACGGCGGCATATCATCACGGATAGATATAGTTAGCGGGGCAACTGTCACTACTGTTCCGACTAACCCATCCATCGGCTTCATCTCGGTAAATACGTTTTGTGCTATACGTTGATGTATATCTAGTAGAGTTGTCATAGCATCACTCGCATATCTAACGACATTTGATGGTCATTATCTGTAAATTCATGAGTCACAGTGTCCATAAGTAATGGTAGAAAATTCAAGGTATCACTAATTTCAGGAAGATATATCGGTAATAAACAACCTGCACGAACGCCAACCACGCCAAACGTCTTAAATTGCAATGTTTCAAGAGGGTGATTATATGCATGAAGGTACGCATTGGCACTTAACGCCATTTGTTGCGTAGTGACTCCTTGCTGCATTTGGATTACTTTTTGCAGGACACCCCACTGATTAACAGTAGTAGAGTCTTGTTGGGGAGATAAAAAAGTATAAGACTTTGTTCCTACGCTATCAGTTTTCCCATCCGTAGGGTTTGGTCGCTGCATAACAATGGAGTTAAACGTATTCGCGTCAATATCTTGCTTGTATGTATAATCCTGCGCAAGGCTTCCATCACCTATACAGTATTTTTGATAGTCAGGAAAAACGTTCTGCGGGATGTCAAGAGTAAGGAATCCTGACTTGTCGTAAAACACAAGTACGTTGCCAGTATTCTGATATGTCATAGCACACGAGTCGTCTATAATATCAATAATATTAGCATCTTCCTTAATCCAATTCGCATGTAAATACCCGCCCTTTGCCAAATTTCCTACATTTAGGTTGAACTTACCTGCAACACGACGTACTATATCATCCGTACTAATTCCTGTAAAAATATCACTCGTTCGAGTCTTGCTTAAATATCTCACTTGGTCGTAAAAGGTAAACGTCTTTTCCCCATAACGATTCTGTGTAATAGTAAAAAGAAATCCCCAAAACAACCGAACATTATTTACTTCAAGATAGACAATATCTCCAGCACTTACAGTAATGTCTTCCGCATTAAAAGCCGCTAGAAGGTCAACTGTGAGTTTGCCCGGCTGTCCGCGTAAATGTGTTTCCCATTTGATCGACTTTGTTAGTGTTGCAATATCCCATGCATCATTGGTGGCTTTATGCTGTATCGTGAGATTAATTACCGTTGCCATCTTTCCCCGCCGTTACACTGTCTTTTGTCGCCCATCCCTGTACCGTTCCGGTACTGTTGATAATCTGGTATTGATTTAATGATCCCTGCATAATATACGCGACAGTACCTGACATTTTTTGCACACCACTCAAGGGAACGGAAGAATCTGGCCCTAAATATAATGTGCCAGTCACTAATACTTTACACCCTAGATATATTTGAGAAGATGGCATGGCTCGTTGTTTTGTTTTACTTGCCATTGTTTTACCGTATACTGTTTTATAAGTCACTGCAAACGGAGAATAGTCACGATATTCACTAATCTTGATGGTATAGTAAAAGTCGCCAACTTCACCACCTTTTTCAGTAGTCTTGAAGCTTTCTATAACAGCCTGTATGTTTGTGGTAATTGTGCTTCCGTCTATAGACGTGCGAACAATAACAAACGTGAACACGTCTTCACTCATTTGCAACCCACGAAGAATATTAGTATAATAATCTGGAGGATAGAACGCAAATGGATTGATAAGTATTGACTGAAACGCATGTGCGGTAAAAAGTGAAGACCATTCAATAGACAGTAACTTTGGAATGCGAGGTGTAACAACTTCTCCAATATTTATAACATTGTATCGTTTGTTGTCTCCATCATACGTGATAGAAATTTCTTCCGGGTTTACAGGTATATGCAATTTTGTTTTATTCGCATCGGGAAGGATGAAATACATATCATAAGCACTTGTCGCCATTTAATTCCACCCTTCCCTAATTCGCCGCGTATGCCACTTCGCCATAACTATTCGATGTACCGCCACTCATTAAGTCTACAAGAGCCTTCTTGACGTGTTCTGCAACCATAGGCCCAATTGTTTTCCCATCTAATGTACCTGTATGGATATGAATCTCTGGAGTGGTGTGCGCAAGGTTGACATTGTGTATGTAATCACGTTCTGCCATATCAGACATAAGACTTAATAATTCAGTATCTACCTTGACAGGCGCAACAATCTTTCCAACAGAATCAATGGTTTTGTCTGGATTAGCCAACTTCCTATTATCGCCGCCATACCCGTGAACATTCATATAATGCTCTAAGGCACTAGTATCTGCTGTAGGACTGAAATAGCCGGTGCGCGTAGTTTCTTCTTTTGGATTATTTGGATTACCGTATGACTTAAAATCTCTGTTCTTTTCTGCTTCCGGTGAAACATATTGATCTTGCCAAGCGCCTGTGTGTGGATTCAGATATTGTGTGGTTTTTTTAATAACACCAGAATCTTGAAGTTGTGACACTAATTTTGCTCTATTTAGTCCCCACATTTTAGCACGCGCATTAACACTATCTTGATGGTTTATTTCTACTTTCTGGTCTTGCAATGCCTTGGTAGCCACATCATTCATGCGACGCGCCGCATCTTCTATTTGGTCTGCCGCATAATATACGGCGGTAGCGAATATACCTAGCCCTAACGTAACAGGATTTATTGCACCTATTAACATTGTACCGGCATTTTTAACTACCGACCCAAAGTTACCCACAGTCAAAGGGAACTGCATTAAGTCTGCGAACCCTTCTGTCGCGGCACTTCCCATACCAAATATTCCAGGAAGTCCACCTTTCAGCATACCGATTAACTGTACTGCCTTCATGGCTAAGAATATCTTAAACATATCCATAGTTACAGTTTTTATATGGTCAAAATTATTAACAATACTCACAGTCCAGTCAGCAAGTTTTGATACAGCACCGGCAATCTTGTCCATAATGCCTTGCTTGTTTAATTTATCGAGAGCGTTGCCGAATGCGACAGATACCTTATCAAACGAAGCCTGTATCTTAGCAAAGAACCCCTCCATATCAACAGCACCCATCGCTTTTCCTATATGCTTGCCAAAATCCTCACCCGCAAATACAAATGTATCGTGTAACTTATGCTGAAAATTTTCCAACTGTTGTGCTGGGGAAGACATCATTTCTTCCATTTGCGCCCGACTACGATTAGTAGCTCCTAATGCCTTATCCATCGCATCCAAGAACTTGGATATATCTTTTGGAGTCTGTACTTTACCAGTATTGGCGTTACCTGTATATTTTTTAGCTTCATCCAACCAATACTTTTGAATACCATAACGGTTTTCTAAACCACGTCCGACACCCGTTTCCATGAACATTTTCAATGCTTGTGTGGTATTGTCATAACCTTGATGATAGGGGTCAGACAACGTGAGAGCTTCTGTCATTTTAATTAATCGCTTCAAATTGTCTGGCTTTGCGGTAGTAGTAGCAAACATATCATACGAAGTCATGTAATCATGCATAACCGCTATGCCGCTTTTCTCGCGACTTTTCAAAAACGCCATAGCATCGCTAGTGCCTGATGCCCCGAACTTTGTGCCCATAAGTGTTTCAAGACGACTATTTTCCATACCTTCTGCAACGTGTTCCCATGCACCTCGTAAACCATCAAAGGCCATGCGAATAGACATTAGGATGATATACCATCGCGAGAAAAACCCTATCATCTTTTCCATGGGTGCCATAATTTGTTGCTGTGATTGCGTAGCCGCACTAGTTAAAGCTCGTTGTTCATCCGCTGCTTGCTTTGCCGCCAAAATCTCCGCACGCTTCTCTTCCTTGACACGCATCTCAAGTTCGTTTATAGCCGCTAATTGAGAACGAACATACTGCTTCTGGAGTATGTTCTCTTCATCCGCTGCTTGCTTTGCCGCCAAAATCTCCGCACGCTTCTCTTCCTTGACACGCATCTCAAGTTCGTTTATAGCCGCTAATTGAGAACGAACATACTGCTTCTGGAGTATGTTCTCTTCATCCGCTGCTTGCTTCGCCGCCAAAACTTTGTCAATAGCAGCTTGCTTTGCCATTGCAACTATCGCTTTTTGGGCGGATTTTTCA